CAAACCTACTCCCTTCTCCTGTTAATGAATTTATCGCTTTTTCAACTTCCGGGAACCCAATTTTGCCTTGTTCAACAAGTCCCCTAACTTGATCCTTCGCAACGCCAAACTGTTTAGCTAGTTCATCAGTTAGAGGAATGCCGCGCCCTAAAAATTGATTGAGGTCTTGAGTATAGAGGCGTCCTTGAACCATCGTCGTTCCATAAAGATATGCTAAATCTCCAATCGGAATTGAAAGTCCGGCTGCAATATCACCGAGACGGATAAGAGTTTCGTTTACTTTGTCAGCCTCTACCCCGTATGCGAGTAATTGTTTCGCTGCATTCGCAATATCAGACATCTGAAAAGGGGTGGTTGCCGCCGTCTTTATTAATTGAGACATAAGAGCATCCGCTTCAGAAGCACTCCCGAGCATAGTCTCGAAGGCTACTTCAAGCTGTTGAAATTCTCCACGAACTTTAGCAACATTGACGGCAAAATTTTTAATCTGCGCAACGGCAAAAACACCGGCAACGGCCTGTCCTATTTTACGCATAGAGGAATCGATATTATCGCCTTCATTTTTGGCAGTGCTTCCTATCCCATGCAGGATACGTTTAGATTCCGCAGCGTCGGTTCGGAGTTGACTGTTATCAAGACCGACACCATAGTACACTTTACCGTTTTCGCTATCCATATTAGTCGAATTGCTCAAAAATCTGTTTTACTCGTTCCCTATTCTTCGGGTCATCAACCTTTACAATGTCTTGTTCCGTATTCTTTCCATTTTCCCCGTCTTTTTTGCTTTTGTAACTCGGAAGAACAGCTCCGTACATTATCATATTTACGTAGCTTAAATCATACAGAACATATTCTATTGTAAGATTATAAGCCTTTACAAATCCTGCGACTATTGCCCAGATGCTGTCGCTCCGTTCACCACTTTCGTCTGTCGCAGCAGATTTATCTCTATCAGGAAAGTGGTAAGACCGAAAAAATCACCCAAATCCATTTTCTGTAGCAAGTTAGCTGTTAAAGAGTGTAACTCGCCAGGAGTCAAATTTTCGAGCAATTCTTTCGATAATTCAGCTTTTCGATCAATAATTACATTCTGTTCGACCTCATATTTTCTTTTTATAAGTCCTCCCAGTAAATACTTTTCTTTAACTACTCGTTTTTTGACTTCTTCTGTCAGGTTTTTTGCCCCGAGGATAAATATTGCAACGATGTCTCCCAGAACACGGCAATCTTTAGCGATTGAAAGACTCTCCTCAACAAGATTATTTGGATCGAGGGTGACACGTGGAAGTTGCGATATGGCTTCAGAAGCTAATATCAACGTTGCAGTGCTGGGAGGTGCAGCCGTGTAGATTTTGTCCCCAACGGTTATTTCGATTGTTTTTTGGAGAATAGCCTCTGCTACTTTTTCTTCTATTGTTTTTTTTGTCTGCATTTCAGCCTGTTTTTTAATAAAAATGAGTTGCGGGAGGCGGATTCGAACCGTCGACCTCTACCATATGAAAGTAGCGAGCTACCTCTGCTCTATCCCGCTGTGTGGCGGTATAAGTATAAAAGCCTACCGCCGAAGCTTACAAATTATCCGATCGCAGTGTAGGGTTTAACGGTCTTCCCGGTTGCTGGTTTCAAGCATCTTCCAACGTAGTGCAAGAGCTTCCCTTCAGCCGTTGAGTAGCTTTCCTCAACCCTAAGTAAGCAGCGGTCAATTAAAGCACCTTCACAAGATGAATCTTCCGGGATTATTCGGAATGCGTGTTCGCCGGAGATAAGACCGTCGTTATCCTCAAACGGTCTCGCAACTCCTTTCTTTACAAACAGGTCAAACTCTAATTGATAAGTTGTTTTTCCGAAACGAGCATCAACAATATCACCTCCTTCTTCTGTTGCGGTAGCTTCGATCCCTGCTGTAGGAATAACTTTCGTAGTGTCTTCCTTCGGAGTGTCGATAAGTTTCCAAATAGCCGCAGTTTCCGGAGCTCCATCAATTGACGGGGTTGTTTCAATTTTACATTTACCCCAAGATAAAATAGCCATAATTTTTGTTTTTAATTGTTATCAAAATCTTTTATCACGACAGGTTGAATAATAACATCCTGTCCGTCTTCTGTTTCAAGCAGTGGATTATATCCAACGTTGTCTTCGTCGTTAGCATCAATTACAGCATCCTGCGGAATTTGTATCGGTGCGTAATCATCACCGAAATATTTATATTTTAGCATGATAACGATGAAGTGTTGGTTAATTTCCTCCTCCTCTTCTGTACTGATAGTAGCTTGTAATTCAAACTTGTAACATGATACTTCTGCCGTGAGACTGTCAACCCAGTTTTGTGCCAACCGTTCAACTTCTGCCGTCCTTGCTCCGTTTTCTACGAGTACACCGTTTCCATAAGGGTCTATATCAGGAACAAAAATATGAACAGTTACAACTCCTGATTGAATTTCACCGGGCAACCCTGCCGTAAAAATTACTACAGCATCCTCTTTCTTGCTATCACGAGGACGATAACCGCTCCTGTAGACGTCACCTGAAATCATCGAATAAAGAGTGCTGTCTTTCAGGAGTCGGTATATATCGCCCTGTATCTGTTTTGAAGTCTTTGCCATAGCTACTTAGTGAATCCAAGTTGTTTTAATAATTGTGGTACGAGTTTCTCGGCACGCAATTCAGAGCTATCAAGTACATCATATCCTCTCTTTTTTACCCAGTAAGCGTAATTCATTCCGGCAACGACTATCAGGCATATCCCTTTCGGAAATTTCCTGACAAGTTTCTTGACAAAAGCTGCTCCCTCTTTGCTTCCTTCTCCACCTTGTTTTACTGTTTTGAAATCACTTTGACGGATTATTTTTCCGTCTATCGATATTGCATATCCAAGACTGCTGCGAAGATTACCTGTTTGGTCTCGATATGAATTTGTCGAACGAGCAGTGTTTAAAACGGTTTCACCTATGTATAGCATTGTCCGGATAAGATTTTCACGGATTAAGTTAAGTTGCTCTTCCGTGTAACTGTCTATTGCAGACATCGGAGTGATCTGTTTTATTGGCATATCGTTAAACGATTATTCGTATTTGACAAACAGCTTCCAACGGTTCAATCTCCATAATTGAGAATTCTCCCAATATTTTGCCTTTCCTATTTTTAAGTCTTATCTGCTCTGCGTCAAACGGCTGCTCTTCAATAAGAATTACATACGATGCAACCGTGAAATGCTCGCCGTTCACACGTCCGAGTTGATTTACCTTGTTAGCATAATATTGGCAATCTATTGGTAATTCCCAAGACGTTGTCGGAGGAACGGGAAATCCCGTTTCAGGGTCTATCCCGCCACCCGATTTCGTCTTAACTTCTATTGTGCCGTTAGATATAATCATAATCGAGAGCCTTTGTAACCGTAAATAGGCTTAGACAATCCCACATCATCAGATGCACCGAAATCTTGATATAGGCTATTAGCCCTGTTTCGGAATTGTAATCGTTGCTCATCTGTGAATGAATAGGATTGTCCGCCCTGCGATACATTAGGAGCGAATGACAACCACAACAAGAGGTCTGCTAAGGTAAGATTGTATGTCTTTCCGTTAAGAACCTCTTGCGTCGTGTCATCATCAAGAGACAGACCACGCCGACCTGCAGTTTCTACAATCGTCCGGAGAGGAATGGGGTAGGAACTTATCCCTTTCAAGCTTTCAAGAATTGTTGCCATAACGCATCATGGATTACTACCAATCTTGGGCGTCTGTCCTAACATAGATGTTACGGTATGCAGTGTCGAATACAGGAACTGCATCGGCTTGTCCGATCGTTACCTCGCTCTGCGGTTCAACAGTTCCGTACTTCTTAATGACAGTATGTGCACGTTCGGCACGAAGAATAAGGTCGTTTTCTTCTTGCAGAATGTCATATTGAGTAGACCCAAGACGATCCGTCTCTGAAAGAATCAGGCGATTGTCCTCAAAAGGATTACCGGATGTTTGCGTTCCGTCGGCAAATTCGCGGGTAATTGTTTGATCAATAACCCGGAGCTGAATTCCGTTTAACCACGCTTGCCGGGCGAGCATAGTATTGATAGAAGCCAAGTCTGGTGTTTGTGACATGCCAACAGCGTTCGAGATGAACGAAGCACAAGCTTTGATTATCTGCTCTGAAGACGCAATCTTATAAAGCAAATCGAGATTTACAAATGCAAACTTCGGGTTCAAGCTGTTGTCTTTAGCTAGTTTAATTAAAGTTGCAAGATTCCCGATAATGTCAGCATTTGCGGAATTGCCCCAGTCTGTCCCTGTTTTGACCTTGAACTCGTCATCGACATCATAATCAAGATCAAATTCATTAGCATAAGTTGCATTCGTTGTCGTTGTGAAAGACAACTTTCCTGCGTTAGAAGCAAGCTTCCATGCAATGTATTCGAGTTCTGATTGAACGCCGTTGAAACAAAAATCGATGTCTTCGCCCCAATACTGAACCAGCTGAACAGCATCTGCATCCTGTGCAAAAGCGAGTGCTGTTTGATAATCTTTAATTTCCGAACGCGTCAACTCTCTACTGATAGAGATGAAAGGAATATCACCTTTTGCGCTTTCAAAGAGAGGGCGGCGTTTACGGATTATTGTGCCATTATCCGTGTGCAAGTCAGCCGCCACATTGGCTTTTGCGAGTTGATTTTGGAGAGTTCTCCAAATAAATCCATTGACTTTTTTAACAGGAAAATATGTTCCGAATAAAAAGGGCTTTGCATCTGCCGTATTTAGACGAGCTTGCACCATTTGCTGTGAAAGTCCTTGTATAAGTGTGTTTACTATTGTTGCCATAATTCGTCTAATTAATAGTTAATAATTCCGGTGAGATGTTTTGATACACAACCAGGGAGAGGATTTCCTGTCGTTACTCCAATCAGCCAAGCGTCTGTATCGATGTTTTGCCCGGAAACGATAGGCTTGCCTGTCCCGGCAACTGCGAGAGGTATGTATTTCAATGCTGAAGAAGTGTCTGCCGATTGTGCTGCTGCTTCAATGATAAAACCTCCGGCAGGAATAGTTCCTATCGCCGTCCCGATAGTAATGCTATCGTAAGAATTGTTCGTTGTATCAATGGAAGTTATAGCGTAAGCCTTAGCTCCTTCGTCTGCCATAATGAAGTCTCCAACTTTGAAGTTGTGCTCTTTTTTGACTTTAATAGTTTTATCGGTTGATCCGACTTCGGCAACTACTTCTGCGATCTTAACTACATGACAGATTCCTGCAACAGGAGCACTCAATACTGCTCCTTCATTCAAATAATCACCTCCAAGTTCCGTGATGTTAACGGAAACACCACCTCGTATGTCGGCTATCTTGTGCACAAAGACACGTTTTGTTTTAGTGTCTTTGCTTCTTTTAACGGTCATTGCCATTTTATTTGCTTGTTAAATTGTTGAACATTTAGAATGGCTGTCCATCCGCAGGCTTTGTATCACGTTGTGCAATAGCTTCTGCCTGTTCTTTTGTAAGCTCATTCCCTTGATTTACGCTGCTATTATTTGCAGCCGGTCTGCCGAATACAACCCCTCGAGCTTGAGTCTCTTTCACTATCCCATCAACCTCCGTAGTGATTTCTTGTACAAGCGAATTAAATTCGTCTTCGGATAAATTTTCAACCGCAGTACGTTCGTACGGTTTACGGAGATTCTCCGGTAATTTCCCGACAATAGTTGAGAGTTGTTGTCTCCGTGTTGCAGTTGTCCGTTCTACTTCAAACTTGTTCAATTTTTCTGTTAGATTTCTATTTTGTTCAAACAGAACTTTTGCCCAAGCCGGAGTATCATCTGCCCCTGCTGATTGTCCTGTGGTTACATTATTAGCTGCTTGTCCGCCGGCGTTGTCCCCACTTATTTTTGCTCCATCTTTCAATCCGTATTTATTTTCATAATTACGGATTGCTGTCTGTTGAGCCTCTGTAGCCCGGCTATCGCCGTAGCTTTCAATAACTTGTTGGATAGTTACATCTTCTACTGCTGAAGTAACCTGTTCTGTGCTCGTAACAGTCTTCGCCAATTTATCGGCTATCCTGTTCAATACTGATTCGCTAACCCCCTGAAATTTGGCTCTTAGCGCTTCTAAAATTTCTTTTTTCATAGATTACGAAATTTAACTATATAGTTTACTGCACAAATATAAACAATAATTTCCAAAATGATTACAATATAATCAGAAAAATTTCATCATAACATTTGCATCTAAATCACAAGTAAGATATTAAATAAAGTTAAATTCAACTATTTGGTTAAAAATATCTTTGAAAGGTGCGTTATTATCTAAATACTTCACTTATATTTGCAAAGTGATTATAATATAAACAGGTTTAAGATGAACCAAATGTTAAAATACAGCACGAAAGAGATAAATCGAAATTTCCGTATAAAAGTTTCAGGATCGGACGGCAACGGTAATAAAGTTCACAAACTCGTTGGCGTAACCGGAGCGATTGAACTTATCGGAGTTGAAATGCTCGACAAACTTTTAAACAGAGCTTTCGACTGTATGGATGATGTTTGTATCTGTAAATTACGTAGAGGGTTAAAATTTTCATTTTACGCAAAATAATTTAAACAGTATGTGTATGAAAACGAATGACAGTATTATTGAGGCGGCTTACCTCGTAGGTTTTGAGCCGAGTTCGGATGATTTAACGCCTGATGCGCTATACGCAGAGGCCGTTTATTTTTTAACAAATCTATTAATAACCATTTAGAATTAAAACGTGAAAACAAAAGAAAAAACAGAGAAAATTGTGACATGGAAAATAGATTTTTCCGTAGTAGAGAAAATATATTTCGGACTTGATCACAATTGCCGTTGCGGTTGCGGCGGTGACTATTATTATCCCGGCAGCTGGGGATGGGATAAAATTGTAAACGAAATTAAAAATCTCGGCACGGTGGATGCCGAGAAGGAAACAGAGTGGAATATTTATATCAATATCCCAATAGGCAATAACCTTGCATATACATTGTATTTTTTAAAATAAACCGGGTGCAAAAAATCGCCCACAAAACAAAAACAAACTAAAATTAAACAGCTATGACAACAGAAGCTATTGAACTACAACAAGGATTGAATGAAGTTGTAATGAACAAAGTACAGAGAATGATTGACGGTAAATCCGTCGGTGTAAAACAAACAATGGAACGCCTTATCCACGAAGGTAAAATTGCACAGGATTATATCGCTCCGATAGGTGTGAATTTAAAAGTGAACGATCATAGCCCTGTAATAACATTCAGAGGCGACGATAAGTTGATGATGAATATGCCTGACGGGGCGTTCACTCTTCACAATAACGCTATCGGACAATTAGCCGACCGCATGGGTATTCCGCAACGATATTTAATGGGACTTGCAGGAGGCGATAAATGGGCAATACAACTTGCAGCGACAGTTCTTAACGAACATAGCGGCTGGACGCAAAGAAGCCGGGTTCTCGTTAGAACCGTAGGCCAACAAGTTCGAGGCGTTTTGAGCGACAGCTATCGCAGATTGAACAGCGTCGAAATCCTCACGGCATTTATCCAGGAGGCATCGGAGCATGGAGCGGTAATATCGGACGCATACATGAATGACACGAAGATCTGGGCTGAAACTATCCTCCCGACTCCTCTGACTGTTCCGACTTCAAAAAACGGGAATGTTATCATCTTTGCCGGAGCGAGATTTTCGACATCCGACTATGGCGACGGGGCTGTTGACATGCGGGCATTCCTTCTGAATGGAGTTTGCCTGAACGGTATGGTTCGCGAGAGCGTGATGAAACAGGTACATCTTGGATCGAAGCTTCCAGACAACCTGCAACTATCGCAACAGACGTACGAACTTGACACGAAGACAACCGTTTCGGCCGTTCGCGACTTGACAAAGGGGCTTTTCAGCAAAGATACTCTCATACAGAAAGCTTATGAGATACAGGGAGCAAGTGAAATAGAGGTTGATTTTGAAAACGAACTGAAACGACTTACTCGAGACGGAGGACTGCTCAAACAAGAGGGCAAGGAGGTTGAAAAAAGCCTCATGCGCACCAACCCGGAAGACGGTGTTCAGGGAGGAGCGAC